CTCAGCAAAAAGGAATCTTTCGATTTCCATTCCCCACCGCTGAATTGTGCGGTAATGCCTTCGTAGTTAATTTTTACCATTTCGCCAACCTCTATGGGATGTCTTCAGGAATCTCTACAACACCACCACGCGCTCGAATCTCATTGATCTCGCGTAGGAGTGTCGCCCACGCCTCCCGATGTGCCTCATTATAACCCCTCGGAGGTTCCACCGCCCCATTCGTAATATCGACAGCCATCCTCATGATCTCTTCTCCCGAAACTTCTGGTTCAGGAGTAATAAACCGCACAGCACTAGATGGCTGACTCCAGTACTCCTCTGAGTGCTTTTGTGATCGTTCTTTATCAACCATTATGGCAACATTTGCACTTGCATAACATTAAGTACATCACTGTATTTTCCGTTACTAGATTCTAGCTTGACCTTTTTACGCCCTACAATCCTATATTTCGCTTTGTGCGGCAATAAGAATTCTTCCTCCCCTGCGTGTTGGCTTATTCTCCCCAAGTATACACCTTTTGAGGGAATGATCTCTAACAGTACACCATCACCACTTCGACTTGCTTGCTTACGATAAAAGCCCCCAGTATACGGATTGAGAGTAGTAGACTGAAACCCATTTAATTCAAAAACGTCTCCGTCCTTTTTTCCATCCATGATTGTGCCATTCACGCCTCTCCATACCAGTTCCGGTGGTGGCGGCGTTGGCGCATCATTCGCAGCTTTCTGTATAGATTTGGCCCTATCAGCCAAATGATCAGGATTAGCCCGCAATTTCTTATTTATTTGCTCATACCCTTCGCCTGTATAACTAACGAGATTCCGTCGCGTTGTCTTCGGTAAATTGTCCCCATATTTCGTATAATATTGCTCGACCTTGTTGACCTCTGCCACTGTGACTTTCCGAGTATCTGTATCAAGAAGCGGCCATTTTACTTTCTTCTCGACGGTTTCCAAACCTTCATTACCCTTAGCTAGAAAACTACGCCACATCCTGTCGTCTGCGATCTCCAGCTTTTTGCCTTTCGACCAGCTTGCAACGACCTCTGCGGCTTTTCCTTCTGCGTTGTTGTCCCACAACGTAAAGCTATCAAACAGATCATCCTTAATCGCCCGTGGAACAATTTGTGACACTGACTCATGCGTACTCCGCAAAACTTCCTCAGGAACCCACCTGCCGGTTTTCTTAGCTCTCCCCGTCATCCGCTTCATCGCTTCGTCGGTGTCGATGCTGACATAATTCCCAAAAACTTTCGTCGCACCATTCGCTCTATATCCGGCGACTTTCTTTGAGATGGCTTCGTAAGAAGTGTCACCCGTTCCATCAGCGATCATGTTCAATTTACGTCTCTGGCCTTCTTTGAAAATGCGTTTTCCTAGCTCGCTAGCCTCTTCATGCGTGATCGCTGCCGCATGTACAGACTTCTTTTTGAGCAACTCGGCATACTCAGGGAGCTTGGTCCTAATTTCATCGGTATCTACAGCCGCCGCGTTCCCCTTGAATCTCTTTTGTGATGCAGTCTTTGCCGCCGTTTTACCGGAGGCTGGGCCACCCCCAAGCACGATAACCTCTGGTCTATCAACCGGAGTCGCCCCCTTTAAAGTGTCCTCCAAGATTTCGTTATGAAGCTTTAACCGCTGTGGCGTATAAATCGTATTCCCCTGTTTATCAACACCAGTCGAGTGCCTTACCTTAGTCTGAATCTCCATCTTGGAAGTGGACTGATCCAGATAATAATACCGCGCTTTTTTGTAATCTTCGCTTCCCTCTTCTACCAGATCAACTAGTTCTTTGTAACCCCAGGTACTGCGCTCCACGACATCACCTTTTTTTGCTCCCCTGAAATTTTTGCTCCCTCGTAAACTCCACTCCGAGGTATCATGGGTATATTTTCGTTTGACAATTCGTTCGTACACAAAATCAAAAAGTTCTGGTTGTGATTTGGCTAATAACACAGGGTTTTGATACATTTCCTGCATCCCCATTGTGGTCACCTCTGTCGCGTATTGCCACCCGTCCCGTTCTGTATACACTTTATTAGCGAGATGTTGCACGTCACCAGCGCTTATATCACGGGCGCTCTTGAGTAAGCGGTGTTGCTCTATCGAATACGTTTTTCCTTTGTAGACTTCCCCAACCCCTTCAGGATTCTGATTAGTTTTCCATCCATTATCGTAGGCTTTTTCGCTATCCCTATACCCATCGTCTCCCGTCCAATGACGCATCTTCCGTTTTGTATTCCCGCCTGTTTTGAGATCCCGCCAGCGTATCGCCTCAGCTAATACATCAGGATTCCCAAACTCAGTGGTATGTGTCATCTCGTGGATAGTTGTCCCTCTCCCTTTCCGTGACAAGTCGCGAAGGTCTAAATTCACTGTGTAGTTGCGATCACTAAACGACTGCGCGTGCCCGCGTCCATTTACCCGCTTTATAGCAACTTGTGCTGCGCGCTTTTGCGTCGTTAGACCTAACTGCTCCCCTTCTTGGATGGACGCAAACAAGTCGTCATCAGTCATCCGCCGCCATGCGTCTAGCCCTTCGTCAAATGCTTTTTTTTCTTGTTTCAGTATTTGAGTTTGAACCTTGTTTGGGAATCCTGAGTATGGATCCTCATCTAGAGGGAATTCGTATCTCGTCTCTACGTCAACGCTTGTATTGCGTGTTTTGTTATAAATAAATTTTTCTAACACATCATCGTGCAACTCTGTTCCTATCGCTTTGAATTCTTCAAATTCATCGGACGCATGATCAGACAGTTTCGCTATTCGTTCCTTCACAACGTCACGCTGCCTTCTAAACTCGTCGATCTTTTCACCAACTTCGTCAAGCGAAACTGATTTCCCCGTTCTCGTATCAATTACTCTCCGATCCGCGAGTATCGGATACTTTTTATGCAGCTCAGGGGTGTAAAATTTATTTCCAAGTAATATCTCTTCATCCTCTAATTTTTTTATCCGGAACTGTTCTTTTATGAGTGGTTCTATTTTCCCCTTAGTTTCCGCCTGTTTGTCTAAATATCTTTTTTCTGCTTTCGCTAATTTCTTTCTATAGGGTGTATCAGGATCATCCGCATACTTCAAGATCGCCTTGCGCGCATCTGATCCCTTGAGCAAGTCGCCATCCGCACTCACCGCCATCCGCGCCATGGTAGACGCGGGCGCACCTGTGGCTTGTACGGCGGGCGGTGCCGCGATGCCGCCACCCATGCCCGGTACCGGGGCAATCCCACATCGGCAATTCGGATGCGCCGTGGGGCGGTCCAGCGCGCCCACCGTTGAGGAAATAAATGATTTAGTAAGTAGTACCTGTTGCCCGTTGAGTGCTTGGCAAATAGTGCACGCACCCATTGGCGTGGTCATCCATTCCTTTTTCGCATTCTTCCCGAGTAACCCTTGATCCTGTGCTTGGCCCCATGCCGCTTCGACGCCAGCCGTGAGACTGTCGATCACTTCCGTGCGCGCAATCGTGATCGCGCGCCGCCGGATCATTTTGTTTTTGAGTTTGATCCCCGCCTTGGCTTTGGCGGCGGTGGTGTAACCCGCCTTCGACAGCTTCCGCACGTGACGGCGCAAGGCGATCCCTTGCGGGCGATTTAGCCCCACCGTTTCGCGGATCTGTTTCGCGGCTTCGCGTGGGGGGATGCCATCGCGGATCGATTCCGAGATCGCACGTTTTAGTGAGGCTCTCGTTTCCTTATTGATCCGCGTGACTTGCTCAGCGGCGTACCGCTTCGCCAACGCTGACGCTTCGCGGGATTTCGCGTTGAACCCGAAACCGGTCTTACTCTTGGGGGAGTCGGTTGAGGATTCGGGCACCGAGGTGTCCCCCACGGACATGCGTAGTTTTCATGAGGTTTTCGACGGGAGCCATGGCCTCACGTAGCGTCGTATTAGTAAGCGCCGCACGGAGCGCCGCGTCGTGATCCCCCTTCGCTAGCGCTAACGTCAGCCGGTCCAGATCCACCCCCGCGTGCATCCGTCTGGCGGCGCGCTCGTAGCGCGCTTGCATCACGGGTTCGTACTGATCCGCCAGCGCGCTCAGTTCTGCGTGATCCTCAACGCGGCTCATTCCTTCGTCACCTCTTCATCTTCAACCTCGATCACTTCTTCCGTGGGCGGCGGGAGTTGTTCCGGCTCGCGGCTGATCTCGTCCTTTTCTTCCACGTCAGTCACCCCGTACCGCGCCCAACCTCCTTCGGTCAAGATGTGCCAAAAAGTTTTGTACGAAATCTCGCCAGCCTGTAACATCTGGAGCGCCGTTTGTATTTCTTGAGGCTGCGCCTTCACCTGAAGGAAATCCTTATTCAATTCCACTTTAACCGGCACATCTAATGGGCGCGGTTCGAGTCCATCCCACCATGCCATCGTTTGCAAAGCCGACCGTAACCCTTGCTCCATCGCTTGGGCCATCGTGCGAAGCGTGGCATGTTCTCCCGCGTGCCGCGCGAGGACAGCGGTCGCAGTTTCCGCCGCGAGGGTCGGCTTCTCTTCGAGGAGCTTAGCTCCTAGCGACGCCATCATATGTTGCTTCGATTCGAGCGCCGTTTCGAGCGCACCCATCCCCGCGCCGGAGAATTCCACCATACCCGCTTTGCCATCTTTTTCGAGGATCCATACTGTAGATGGTCCGATCTGCAATGACGCGACATCTTCCGATGCGCCACGCATCCCCGCGACATACGGCGTTGGGAGACTGACCAAGTGCAAACCAGCCTCGTGGTCAACTGAGTTCCGCCAATGCGCTAAAGAAATATTTGCGAGGTCAAGCAGCGGCGGATCTTTGATCTCCGGTGTCGTGAACGTGGGGCCGAGAAACGTAAACGGAATAAACGATAACGGCTTACCGCGCCGCAGCGGGGTAATCTCAGCCCCCACTTTTTCAGGGACGCCGCCATCCACTGGACTCCGCCACACTTGCTGCGTATAGCGCAGCGTCCCGCCGTCTTGATGCAACCGCAATTCGCGGTACTGTTCCAGCGTGGTATAGCGGAACGGATCCGCCTCATCTACGATGCGGTGCCGCTCTTGCAGCACGACCAGCGTGAGAATTTCATCACCGTCCAATGATCGACTTTCCCAATTTACGATATTCTCAGCAGTGTAATTGACGAAGTACGGGCGCTTTTCAAGGTACGGAGAATCGGCCATCTCAACCAAGATCCCGTAGCGCGCCATCAACATCACTTCTTCGGTCGCCGCGAGCGCAAACGCATCCATCGGGATATTCGTAAGCGTCACATCAGCGAGCCACGGCTGCACGCGGCGAGGCACATCGAAACGCGGCGTTTTTTGAAAAATCCCGCCTGTCAACCCACTCACCGTACGGCGTACGGCGTTGTAGAAATTCCCCCTCGAAACATAGGCATGTTGGGCGTCGGGCGTCGCGGCGGGAAGCGTGGGCGTATACAGCGTGCCTCCTTTGATAATCGCATCCCTCCCGGCATACGTGTCCCGCATCCGCCGCCACCGTTCAGCGGTTTTATCGTACTCCTCGCGTGGCGTGTTTACCGGCATCGTTTACCTCTTTTTCCCGAGCATCTTATCTGCTCGATCACGGATCTTTTTACGATCCGCTCCGCTCAAATCTTTAGCTTGTGGGAGTCTGGCGAGGGCGTTCCTCGCGTGCGCTTTATCCGGCATGGGGAACCGGTAGCGCGTCCCGCCATTCGTCTTCTGTGTAATCGTAGCTGATCGTTTTCTGGCTTTGGCTTTCAAGACGGCCATCGCTACCCCCACACCGCTTCGACAGCGCGAATTTCTCGCGCCCCACTCCTGAGTTGGAACAACGCCCCCGCCGAACTGTCTAACTGATCTTTATACTTTGCTCGTCGGTTCGCCACGACCTCATCCAGCCACGCCTTATTCCACGGCCCCGCCACCAGCTTCACGCGCCCGTAGGGTTCATTCTCCGAGACGGGCCGCGCTTGCGAAGCTAGAGGCTTCCATCGGGTGACCTTATCCCCCGTTGCCGTGATTCCTGTATAACTGTACCCGGCCAACAAGTGACGATGCGCGGCGATCACCGCCTTCCCTGCACTCCCCGGTTCTTGTTCTTCAGCAATCTCTACACGTGGCCCGTCGAGTTGCGCGGTCAAGAGCATTAGCGCGTCCACCTTCGCCGCCACCAACCGATCCCGCTGGACATCTTCGACGTAAAAAATCCCACTGCGCGACTCGCTCAGTAACACGCCCGCCGTATACGGTGATCGTTCTGTTTCCGATCCCGCCGCATCCCAGAACCGCACCCGCGTGATCACGTCTTCGGGTGGGCGGTCAACAATCTCAAACCATGATCGCTCGAATAGGCCACCCTTCTCGGGGACTGGGTGCTGACTGTGCTGGCACGACCAGTCGACCGGCCCTAGCTCACGCTTGATCGTGTTGACTTCTTGCGGCCCAATGCGCTCCGCGTTCAATAGCGCGCCTTCTTCTGTACGCGGGTCTTTCCAGCCCAACGGGGACACCCACGTTGTGGGTACATATTCCGTGGGGAGCTTGAGGATCGTCCAATCCCCCTGCTCTAATAGCGCGTGTGTCAAGTCATCTTCGTGGCCGCGCTGCATGATCACAATTTGCCTGTCAAATTTCTTATTATTGATCCGACTTGACCACACTTTGAAGAACCACCGGACATCCTCCGTGCGGATCGTATCCGAGTGGATCGTCTTGAGATTATGAGGGTCATCGACGATAAGGATGTCTCCACCCTTACCCGTCGCTGAGCCTCCGACGCTGGTCGATATCCGGTAGCCGCTGGCGGTGTTAGCGTAGAAGGCTTTGTTATTCTGATCGCCGCTCAGTTGCACATCCCAGCGCGTTTGATACCAGCTCGACTCGATCACGCGGCGAGCAGTGGTCGCAAATTCCAGACTCAGATCGCTGGAATAACTCGAAAATAGAAACCGAGTCTGTGGTTGCCGCGTCCACCCCCACGTCGGGAGCGCCACCGATGTGCAGATGGATTTTCCCGAACGGGGGCAAATGTTTATAATGAGTTTTTTGATCTCACCTGTAAACACCGCTTGTTCGTGGTCACAGATCGCGCCAAGGTGCCAGCCATCCACGAACGGCGTGGACGGCTCTATGGTCGGCCACATCGCGGCCAGATAATCATGTAGCGAGCGTTTCCCGAGTTCCGCTTCCAAAGCGATGAGGTCGGCGATTGCATTATGATCCACCACGAAAACACATTGTGACGCGATCTTGGAGAGTTGTCAAAAAAAAGGGGGGCCGAAGCCCCCAGCACCGTGAGTAGTTTTTGAATCTATCCGCGCTCGATCCATTTACACTGAGCCAATTTAGCATCTGTCATGACGCGATTCCCGAAACGACCGCCGAACCTCAAACGTGAGTCAATTTTTTTGGCCTTGTTCTGCGCTTTCCTCACCGTGTCGGCTTCGACTGTCAGCGTCACGTAGTCGATATGGTCTGGGTAATCGCCGAATCCATGCGAAGCCGTGTTGCTGTTGACCGTGCGAGTGTCGATAATGTGAAATGTTGTCATTGCGTTGCCTCCCTGCGAACCGTGGTTAACTTTTGAACTTATCAACATTTGAACTAAGTATATAGAGTTAGAGAGAACCTGTCAAGCCTTCAAAGCAATTATTTTGAGCAATAAAAAAGGGGGCTTCGGCCCCCTTTTTAGAAGTTAGCGCTAATTATTTGTTAGAAAATCGTGGGCTTCCGTGTGCATAAACTATTTTCCCAGTTGTATCCACTGAGAACGTAATCTTCTCCCAGCCCTTTTTTACTCCACCTATGATTAAATCCTCTGGACCATTCACTACACCATCTTTGTTCTTTAATTCTTTGGCAGTTGTGGCAAGACCAAACTTTTTCCGTAGTGCAATTTCTTTCCTTGTCATCTCGTTGTCTCCTCGTTGTGGCGCATACTAGATGTCTTAGGACATCATCGGCGTGGCGTTCTGGTCTGCAATAACCTGTTTTTGTGAGAAGGATTTCTCTTTCCCACTGAGCCAGTAGCTTTTGCAATTCTGTGGGCTATCACTTGGCTGGAATACGTTGAGGCTTTTTGAAGTGTGAATAATCAGAGAAAACATCGCAAAAAGTGTGACGTACACCTTGGGGTTTTCTTGGGACATTTTAAGTGCGGCAGCACGCGCATCTTTTAACGTGTTGTATCGAGTGGGTTGATCACCTAATTTGTGAGCTGAGGGCATCTTGTTGTCTCCCCGGTTATTTGAATTCATCAACATGACAACCTAAGCATAGAGAGTTAGAGAGAACCTGTCAAGCCTTCAAAGCAATTATTTTAAATTTACTGCTTAAAAATAA